CATACTACCTAACTAGCACACAAGATATTAGTGGCATGTTAGACAAAATTAAAGATGCAAGAAATAACCCAGAAGTTTGGGATAAAGGCGTTAAACAAGAATGGGCGCACTTTGCTAGTATTCCACCTGTAGTGGAAATGCAGTTAAAGCAAAAAGGAATTGATATATATAACCCTGACCAAACTAAAGAGTTAATAAAAGAAATAAACACAAACTATCCATACTTAAAGCTAACTACAAAACGTGGCTAAAATTATATTATTATGTTTTATGCTCACAGGATGCGCAAACTTTGCAGCATCTGTAGGTGGTACATTTGTAGGTAACATTGCTTCAGACAAAGTTATTAAAGAGATGGAAAAAAATAAGAAGTAATGGATAAAGACGAATTAAAGCAAGTTCAATTAGCCATACATGACCTTATACAAAAGGAACAGTATGACTTAGCTATGCCACTTATTAACGAAGTGTTAATGGTCTATCCTAATGACCCAGCAACATTAAATTTCATGGGTTATATTTGGTTACAAGGTGATAAACCTGCATTTGCTTACCAATACTTCCGTAGAGCATTACAAGAACAACCAGGCAATAAAGCATTATGGACTTCTCTAGGTCGTGCATGTCACGAAATGGATAACTTTGAAGAAGCTATTAAATACTTCTTAAAGTCAGCAGAACTAGACCCTAATTACGCAATGGCATACTCTAATGCTAGTGCTTCATTAGTTCAAATGTCTAAATGGGAAGATGCAGAAAAGTCAGCTAAGATGGCTTTAGAATGTGACCCAAAAGAGATACACGCACAATTAAACCTAGCTCATAGTTACTTAGCTAAAGGACAATGGGTAGAAGGTTGGAAAGAATGGGATAAGTCACTAGGTGGCAAGTTCCGTAAAGAATTAGTCTATGGTGACGAAGTAAGATGGGACGGTTCTAAAGACAAAACTATTATTATTTATGGTGAACAAGGCATAGGTGATGAAATATTCTATGGTTCATGTATTAATGACGCTATAGATATTAGTAAGAAAGTTTACATAGACTGTGACGAAAGACTAGAAACACTATTTAAACGTAGTTTTCCTAAAGCAGAAGTGCATGGCACTCGCAAAGCAGATAATGTGGAGTGGTTAAATGGAATTAATCTTGATGCAAGATGTGCTATTGGTGGTCTACCCCAGTTTTTCAGACCAACGAGCAAATCTTTTACTGGGACTCCTTTTCTAGTTCCTGATACTGAACAAGTAAATATGTGGAAGTCCATGTTTAAGACATGGGGTAAAACAGTTATAGGTATCACAACTAAAGGTGGTACATTTAGAACTAATGCTAAAGGTCGTCAACTTACAGAAGAAGACTTACAACCACTACTTAAACGCAAAGATATACAGTTAGTTAGCTTAGATTATAGCATAGAACGCAAAATTGACGGTATTAAGTACTTTGAATTTGCGACAGACGCAAAAGATTATGACGTTACAGCATCATTAATAGCTGCTTGTGACATGAATTTAGGGGTAAATACTACAGCATTGCATTGTAGTGCTGCTATGAGCATTAAAACATGGTGCTTAGTACCTAAATATCACCAATGGCGTTATGCTCAACCAAGTATGCCATGGTATCGCCACATGAGACTAATTTACCAAGACGATAGAACATGGAAAGAAGTCATTGAGCAACTTAATATCTAACGAATATAGGGAAATGCAGGCAAAACTGCATGAAAACCCTGAATATGGTGTAGCAAGTGTCGCTTATGCACCTATTGTAGATGAAATTATCAAGAACCATAACATTACTAACCTATTAGACTACGGTGCAGGTAAGTGTAGACTAAAAGATGCAATAAAATGTGTAGTAAATTACACACCTTATGAACCAAGTAACGAATTATGGAGTCAAACACCAGAACCATGCGAATTTGTAGCATGTATAGACGTTCTTGAACATATAGAACCAGAATTACTAGATAATGTACTAGATGACTTGCAAAGAGTCGTAGATAAATATGGTCTGTTTACAATACACACAGGTCCAGCACAAAAAATTTTACCAGATGGTCGTAATGCTCACTTAATTCAGCAACCACTAGCATGGTGGAGTGAAAAACTAATTAAGCGTTTCACCATTCTAAAGCAAGTATCCATAGGTAATGGATGCCTTGTCTTTCTGAAAAAACTTTAAGGAAATTAAATGGCTTTTACCAATTACACTAGCTTTGTAACGGTAGTGAATAACTATCTTGCACGTTCAGACTTAACTGCACAAGTGCCTGACTTTATCCAATTAGCACAAACAAGATTAAGTCGTGATTTAAGAACTGAAAAGATGTTGCAAGTAGCTATTGCTGCAATTACTTCAGGTGATGGCACAGTATCTTTACCTTCAGATATATTAGAGGTAAGAGAAATACATTTACAAGGTAACCCACCTGTTATTTTAGAGTATCAGTCACCAGACTTATTCTTTAAAAATGGTCAAACGTCACTATCAGGTAGACCACACTATTTTACAATGTTAGGTTCAGAGTTCCAATTTGCACCAACACCTAATGGTAGCTTTACGGTTCAAATTCTATATTATGCACAACCAACATTTATATCTAGTACAACAGCAAGTAACTTGTATCTAGCTAATTACCCAGACGCTTTACTATATGCAACTCTAGCAGAAGCAGAACCATACTTAATGAATGATGCACGTATTCAAACATGGTCAGCTTTATATGACAGAGCAATTGCTAACATTAAGAAAAGCGATTTGGGACAAACTTACCCATATACTTCACTCAGCGTAACACCACGATAAAGGAAAAACTATGTCAGAATTTAGTAATTACTTAGAAAATGCACTTATCAATGCAGTTTTAAGAAACACAACTTACACATCACCAGCAACAGTTTATGTATCACTATGGACTTCAGACCCTACAGACGCAGGTAGTGGTACAGAAGTATCAGGTGGTTCATACGCTAGAACTTCAGTCACATTTGGCGCACCTTCTAACGGTGTCACATCTAATAGTGCTGACGTTACATTCCCACAAGCTACAGCTTCATGGGGTACAGTTGGTTGGATTGGTTTAAATGATGCTTCTACAAGCGGTAACTTATTATTCCATACACCATTAGATACAAGCAAAACAATTGACTCTGGCGATATTTTCAAAATTGCCTCAGGTTCACTTACAGTCACATTAGCTTAAGGATAAGTCATGGCTCTAGTCTTAAAAGACAGGGTACGAGAAAATAGTACCACTACAGGTACAGGCACATTTACGTTATCAGGTGCAGTAAGTGGCTTCCAAACATTTTCTTCTGCTGTTGGTAACGGTAATACAACGTATTACTGTATTGTTAATGGCACAGAATGGGAAGTAGGTCTAGGAACTGTAGGAGGTGGTACATTATCACGTGATACTGTTTTATCATCATCTACAGGTTCTAAAGTAAACTTTACTTCAGGAACTAAAGACGTATTTTGTACATACGCATCTGCAAAAAGTGTATACAGAGATAGTTCAGATGTTGCTGTATTGTCATCTACAGATATTACAACTGGTTTAGGATTTACTCCATTACGACCATCTAATAATTTATCAGATGTATCATCTGTTTCTACATCAAGAACTAATTTAGGTGTAACTGCAACTGGTTCAGATACAACATATGCTTATCGTGCTAATAATTTATCAGATTTAGCAAATGCTACAACTGCAAGAACAAATTTAGGTTTAGGTTCTATTGCTACACAAGCATCATCTAGCGTATCTATCACCGGTGGTTCAATAGATGGTACTACAATTGGTGGAACAACACCTGCAGCAGTCACAGGAACTGTTTTAACTGCATCTAATGGAATTATTTTAAATAAAATGACTATTGCATCAAGCTATACAATTCCAAGTGGTTATGGCGCACATAGTGTAGGTGCTGTTACTTTATCAAGTGGTGTTTCAGTAACTGTTCCTAGTGGTTCAAGATGGGTGGTTCTATAATGTCAAAGAATAAAATATCGCAATACTCAAGTTCAGCAGCAGGAAATACTGATGTAGGTGGTATTAATATTGCAGAAGGAATGTTACCTTCAGACGTTAATAATGCTATTCGTGAGCTTATGGCTCAACTTAAACACCAACAAGCAGGTACAGACAGCGATAACTTTACAGTAGGTAATGACTTAGAAGTTACAGGTAACGCATCTATAAACTCTACAGGTGCTATTAAAGTTCCTGTAGGTACAACAGCACAAAGACCTACTGCTGCAACAGGTAAGATACGTTATAATAGCACTACAGGTGCATACGAAGGTTATGATGGTTCATCATGGTCATCTCTTGGTGGAGGTGCTACAGGTGGTGGTGGTGACCAAGTATTCAATTTAAACTCACCAACAGTCACAACAAGTTATTCTTTACCTTCAGGCAAAAACGCAATGTCTGTGGGTGCAATTACAATTAACAGTGGTGTAACAGTCACAGTACCATCTGGACAACGCTGGGTAATATTATAAGGGGAAATAAATGGCTTCAAGTATAAATGCCTCAACATCTGGAGCAGGTGGTGTAATCACTACTGCTGATAATACAGGTATTCTTAATTTACAAACAGCTAATACAACTGCTGTTACTATAGACGCATCACAGAATGTAGGGATTGGCGGAACATATAGTGGAACTAGGTTATTTTCAAAATCATCAACAAGTGATAATAGCACCTACCCATTAATACTACAAAATTCGTCTGGTAGTTTTTTATTTTTTGTAAGAAGTGATGGTTATACAAATACAGGAACTGCTGCTCAATCGCCTTATAATCAAACTGTTGGCAGTGCAGCAAATACTTATATACATTCTGATGGGTCACTTCAAAGGTCAACATCTTCACTAAAATATAAAAAAAATATTCAAGATGCAACACATGGTCTTAAAGAGGTATTACAGATTAGACCTATTATCTATGAGAGTAAAAATGAATTAGAAAATGGAAAAGTATTTGGCGGTCTAATTGCAGAAGAAATACATGATTTAGGACTTACAGAGTTTGTTCAATATGCACAAGATGGAACACCAGACGCATTAGCTTATGGAAATATGGTTTCACTACTCACAAAAGCAATCCAAGAACAACAAACCA